ATGATTGAAATTTTTTCTATTTTTTCTTATAATTCTGTAGCCATTTATGTAGCCAAAGTAAAAAAGCTAATTCTGGCTACAAAAATACTAAAAAAAGGTTTTTTTAATGCTAACTCAAAAAGATATAGACAATTTAGAAATAAAAGATAAAAGGTATATGATTAGCGTAGGAGAACCAAAAGAATTATATGTCCGAGTTAATCCAACGGGTAAAAAAGTTTTTTATTTAAGAGCTTCAAAATTTAAAAATTTTATAACAATAGGGGAATGCCAAAAAGGTGTTTTAAATGTTACAAATGCAAGAGAAAAAGCAAAAGATCTTTTAAAATCAATGTATGATGGAAAATTTATCGGCAAAAATGATAAGGTTATGACACTTGAAAAAGCAAATTTTCTTTATGTTGATATAAAATCTAAAAAATTAAATTCAGCTACAATTAAAAAAGAACAGTCAATTTTTAAAAAATATATTATTCCAACTTTGGGACAAAAAGATATAAATGAATTGAAAAAAGATGATTTTTTACCTATTTATGATTTAATGCAGAAAAAAGGAATATACGAAACAATAAATAAAAATATATCTTTGCTATGTAGGATATTTGAGATTAGTAGACAAAGAGGTGACTTAAAAACAGATATAATACTTCAATTGAAAGATTTAAAGAAATTTTACAATGAAGCAAATCACAATAAAGTTAAACATTTTAAAGCTATAGTAGAAGAACAAGAAATAAGAAATATGTTAGAATGTATGAAAGAATATAAAAATCATCCACGGACAAATACAACTATAATTAATGCAATTTATTTTACGCTTTTGACAGCACAAAGAAGTAAAAATATTCGATTTGCTAAATGGAGTGATATTGACTTTGAAAACAATCTTTGGATTATAAAAGCAGATGAAATGAAAGTAAGATCTAATGGTGATAATATTATCCCTTTAAATAAATATGCTTTAAAGATACTAGATATGCAAAGAATTTTAAATGGAGATAAAAAGTATATTTTCGCTAATAATAATGGAACTATTAGCGAGAATTTTGCTGTAAGATTTTTTAAATTTTATAATTTAGAGCACACTATACATGGATATCGTTCTACTTTTAGAAGTGTTTATACTAATAAAAGCAATGAGTTAATTCAGCAAGGTATTAGTAAAGATATAGCAGAAATGATATTACATCATATAAGCGGTAATGAAATAGAAAGGGCTTACAACAGAGCCAAGGCAATTGATTTAAGAGTAAAACTTATGCAATGGTATGGAAATTACTTAAACTCTCTTTGTGAGTTTTGCTTTTAATGTCTTTTAGCTTTAAGCCATTTTTCTATTTCTTTTATTTCATATCTTATGGATTTTCCTATGCGAATGTAAGGTATTTTACCATCTTGTCTTAACTTAAATAATGATGTTATACTAACTCCTAAATATTCGCTCAATTCTTTTTCTCTAAAATATTTTTTAACCATTTTCAACTCCTAATCTTTTATCTATAATTTCAAAAATAGTATCCTTGTAATAATTCCAAAGCCATTTCTGTTCTTCATCTTCTAAATCATCAACGCTTAAATTACGCCATTCTTTTATTGTTTTAGTATCACAACCTAAATTCATCATAGTTTTTGTAAAAGTCATAACATAGGTATCCAAGACAACGCTAAAGATATTTTTCATATCTCCTATACAATCCCTAAGATCTACATTTTCAAATATACAATTTTCAAATTCTGTTCTTAGAAAATTACAAAAATGAAAACTTGCTCCACTGAAATCACAATCTATAAAAGATGCATTCTTGCTTGAAATATCATTTAAATTAGCGTTTTTAAAACTAGCACCATTTATAAATGCATTATTAAAATCTAATTCACTTAAATTTATATTTTCCAAGTTTGCATTATTTAAAGAAATCCCTTCTAAAATACAACACTCAACTAATTCTTTTTCGCTTTTCCTATCATTTTCGATAATGATAGTTTCATCAAGTCTTTTTAAAATTCCCATTTTAACTCCTTAATTCTTTTTTTCTAAAAGCTCAACTTGTGCTTTTTGATATTTATAGTTAAAAAACATCAGAATGAAAAATAATACAAAAAGTAAAACTAAGATGATATTTAACATTTTTATAACCGGCAACTTTTATAATCAGCTTTATAGATTTTTTTAACTTTATAATCTATCTGTAAATTAGTTTCTATTTCTTTACAAGTTATAAACCAGAAGTTTTTATCTTCTTGTGTTAATTTATAAATAATTGAATTTCCTAAAAACCCAAAATCTTTAGATACATTGCTAAGAGCTTCATCTTTGCTGAAAGCACATATTGTATCTACAAACTTCTTTAATCTCTCATCATAAAATCCTGTACGACTTTCAATCTCTTTAATTTTTTCTAGCATACATTTATAGAAGTCAAAACCTAAGTTTTTACATAATTGTTCTATCTCAAACATAGTTAAGTTTAAATTCTTTTCTAGATTTATAAAATCATTCTCATTCTCAACTACACAAAGATTATCAGTTCTAGCACCAAATAGTGAATAAATGTTATATACCACCACATCTGAAAAAGTATAGCAATACATATTACTTGACACTGCTATATATTTAAAATCAAAAGCATTGAAGAAATATATTACTATATCACATATAGCGTCTATCTTTTCTAAATCATTTTTAGCTCTAAAATACTCGCTTACTTTTTCAAAAACATTACCTAAAAATCCTGCTTGTTGATTTTCATAGGTTAAATGTCTTTCTTGTCTCCATTGTGTCAATCTTTCTTTAATTTCGTTAAATTGTATTTCTGTCATCTTTTTTAATCCTTAACTACTAATAAATCCGCGTTTTCGTGGATATTACCGATAACTTTCATGTTTTTTTCTGACTTAAATACTTTTAAAAAAGATATATCAGGTTCAGCTTTCCTTTTATAAATTTTATTATTAAAGTTTTTACTAAAAATTTCTATTTTAAACATTTTATAAGTATTATCTCTTGTAATATGATAAAGTTCTTCAAGAGCCTCATATTCTAATATATCATTTTCATAGATCTTAGTTCCATTTTTATCGTAAAATCCTGTAAAAAGTTCTATTTCATAATTACATGTTGTAAAGTCTTTAACTTTACAATATTCATCGTAGTCTCCACCGTAATAATCTCTTTCACAACCGTGTTCTATAGTAAAAACATAGTTCTCATCATCAACATTCCCTGTAACTGCAATATACTCATTATTGTTTATATTATCATTGTATATTTTCTGTTTTAAATATTTTTTACCATTCCAAATCCTAAAATCAAAATCACTTAGTTTCATTCACCACTCCTTAAAAATTTTTCAACATCTTCAAAAGCTTTCACAATAAGCTTTTTTTCATGAAAGTAATTTCTTCCGCTTGGCTTACTTTTGTAAATTTTGTAAGCCTTTCTGAGTTCTTTTTTACTTATATGATTTTTATAATTTATTTTCTCGATTTTTATTTCATTTTGTTTAGCAAATTCGCAAAAACAAGTTCTTCTTTCGCTAAATGGTATGATTTTTACAATTTCAAGATAATTAGAACGGCAAACTTTCATCATCATCTCCTATTTCGATATATTTTTCATTGTTATTTTTTTTTACTTCATTTCCATAAGGATTATAGCTTTGATTTTCTTTTGGAATAAATGATTTGTTATTGTCGTTATTTAAAGATTTATGTCTTGCTTTAAAAGATTTTATAGATAAAGGTTCTTTGTTATTTTGGAACTCATCCATGCTTTGCATCTTTTCATTAAAAATTCTATCAAGAAAAATTTTGTTAGCAATTTCTCCATTTTTACTTAAATATTCTTCTGTCCCAAAACCTAAAACTAAAAGTTTATTAACTAAAGAATTTAGATAAATAACTTCAGTCTGCACTCCAAAAACATTCTCATTTCCCTTTTCGCTAAAATCAAGTTCATCAATTCCAAAGAATTTCATAATAGCGTTTAATTGTCTAAATCCTAAATAATTTTCTTTTTCTCCATTTTTATTGATATAGCTAAAATCGTTATTTTTAGCTACAAAAAGATTAAAAATAGCTAGTTTTTGCTCTTTTCTGGTTAAAAATTCAAAACAAATAAAAGTATTATTGCTTCCATCGCTTGCCAATTTATCATATAAAAAGGCTTTGCGGAAAACTCCGCTATAAAGCCCACCTTCACTTAAATACTCTACGCTTGGCGAATAATTTGCCACTTCAAAACTTGCCTTAAATGCTGGTAACATTACAATTCTCCTTTAATTGTTTTTATTGCTTTTTCTTTGTTTGCTAAAACATTTTGAAATTTTTCTATTGTAAAAATATTATATTTAAGAATAAATTCTTCGCTTTCTTTTTTGCTGATACCATTTTCTTTAATAAAGGCATCATACTGATCTTTTATCTCTTTTAATTCTTTAATAGAATTATTAATTTGTTCTTTTTTATCATCTATTGCTTTTAAGTTTGAATTTGAAAAATTATAATTTTCATTGTCGATATTGATAACTCCATCTAGAACATCGCTTTTTATAAAATAGCCAATGTGTTTAATCGCCCTTCTAATAGCCGATTTTCTTGCCATTTCTTCAGGAAATTCTTTATAAACTCCACCGCCTTTTGTGAAGGTTTTGCTTTTTATGATATCTAGTTGCTCTTTTGTTAAAAACTCCGCTTTTCTATAAAGCAAATTACCGTTTTTAACTATAGAAATTAAAGCGTATGCACCTTTTATCGAATTGTCTAAAGGATTTTTACTAATGCTTAGATTGTCGATTTCATTTTCTGTTATGATTTTTACTTCATCGCTATTTGCAATCGTATCACTCTTAACAATAATTTCAAATCCTCGTTTTAAAGCCTCATTTATGGCAACTTTGACAAGTCCCATATAGCTAGGCTCTATATTTACATTATTGCCCATAGGCACTATATAATAATCATTGTTTAAAATACTAAGCCCTGCCTCGCTAAGATTTTTGACCTTTAAAAAAGATGCGGTTTTATTGTCTCTTAAAATTTGCATCACCTTATTATTTTCGCCTGAAAATTTTTCGTTTATTAACCTTAATTCATTTTCGAATTTTTCACTGATAAAAATATGATTATTTTCTTTAAATTCTTTTACTTGAGTTTCTTTTTCTTCTACTATAGCCACTTCCATATTTTCATTACTCATTTTATGCTCCTTTTTTGATTTTTAAACACATTGAAATACTTTCTTTATAAAACTCTTTAGGCACAGTAATATTTTTTTGCTCTAAAAAGCCCTTATAATCAATTGTAGTTCTACTTTGCGGATAAATTGTAATATCCAAACATCTTGCTTTTTCTCCATTTGCTAAGGCTATGAGTTCTTTTTTAAGACTTTCTAGCTTTTCTTTAATAGGTTTAATCGTGTTTTCAAGCCTTATAATTTCAATCGTTAGATTTTTTGCTTTAGTATCTTCAAGCTCTTTATATTCACTTTTTTGATCTATGATATAATCTAATATAAATTGCTTTATATTTTTAACCAACCATTCTTGATAAGCTTCATCTTTTGAAACTTCGCACTCTACAATCTCTTCTTCTTTATTCATGGCTACAAAAATGCATTTTTCTTTACCACTGATATAGAGTTGAAATTGCACTTGAGCGTAGTATTTATCACTTGGCTTTTTATTTCTTTTGATAAAATCATACTCATCTTGCGAATATTTAAACTCATAAACAACCCCATTTTCATCAATACCATCTAAGCTCGCTATAAACATTTCATTTTCTAGACTTTGCAAAACTACAGGAGTGATACTCACAGAATGTAAAAACTCAACTCTAGCTCTAATCAAAGCTTCATAGTTATTGCCTTTTTTCATAGCTTCATTTTGATAAACTTCTTTAAGTCCCAAGATGATATCTTTTGTTTCTTCTTTGGAATTAAAAGCACCTTTGATACCTACGCAAGATGCTACCATCGATGCACCTATTTTTCCTTTTCTAAAATTTAACCATTCATGGCTACCTTGTTCTAAGTCAATTATTCTGCAATTCATTTTATCCTGCCTTTTTTATTTTTGGAGTGCTTTTTAAAATATAAAAAGTATTTCTCGTTTCTTTGTTTCTAACTGTTTCTATTTCATAACCTTTATTTCGAAGATTATAAATATAAGCTCCAAGCCTTGTAGTAATTCTTTTATCAATGCAATAGAAATTATCTATAATTCCATTTTTTAATAATAGTTCTAAAACTATTTTTTCTTGTTGTTTTGATGTTATTTGCATTCTTTATCCTTTAATCTTTTTACTTCTTTAATAGCTTTATCATCATTTTTAAAAACGCCTATAAGCCCTAAAGCATCAAGTATTTTTATACGAAAATTACTAAGTTTTACATTGATTTTAATTTCTTCTTCTAGCTTCAATGAAATTTCATTTATAGCAGTATCTTTTAATGCTATTACACCTTTTAACCTTTGAATTTCTTTTTCTAAATATCTTATTTTTTCATTTTTTTTACTATTTAGGAACATAGTTTCGACCTTTCTTTTATATAAAGAAGCTCATAAATTTTATTTTGCAAAGAGCTAATTTCTTTTATATTTTTCATATTTGCTTCTATTTGATCTTTTAACTCTTTTAAAAGTTCTATTTTTTCATTTTCAAGATTAGAAATTTCAGTTTTTAAAGATTTATTTTCATCTTTTAAAGACTTGTTTAGCTTCATTTCTTTTCTATATTCATCTTTACTTAGTTTTATGATGACTTGTTCTTTTGTGTGATAAGCTTTCATTTTTTCTCCTTTTAGATTAATGCTTAAAAGGGACAACTGAGTTCTTTAGAATAGGAAATAAAAACAAAAAGATAAAATCTCACAAGTAGTTAATTTGTAAAAGTTGCCCCATTTAAGCATTAAAGGAGCTTAAGAAAAGCCGAGCAAATCCGCAATCTCGGCGTTGTATAGTTGTTTAAGTTTATGCTAAGCGGATTTAGTTAAAATTTATCTGTGTTAAAAAATATTAGAGTTTTATAAACTCTCTAATTAGCTCTAAGATTAAGATTAAAATTGTTAAAATTTTATCCCACATTTTAGAGCCTCCTTTCTCAACACCGAGACAAGTTAGCAACTTAAACTTTATAATTATACTTTCTTTTTCTTAAACTCTTGATTTTCTGTCGTTTTTAAAGTGCAAGAAAACCTTAAAAATAGCACTATAAACAATAATAACGAGCCAAGTTTATGGATAACTTGCTAACCCTTCCGCTATACAGAACTATCAACGCAATAGTAAAGCTTAATTTTCAAGCGGTCAAAAGCTTAAGAAAGCCCTTTTTTTAAAGGACTTATTAAACTTTTAAAAAAGCTTTTTACATTGTTTTTCGAATTTTCTAACTCTCTCTAAAAGCTCATAAGCATTTCTCATAAATTCATCTCCATAAGCTTGTAAAGATATTGCTATTTCTTCATCATCTTCTAAGCTTATTTCCAAAGAGTTTTTAAAATCTTGCAAGTTTGCAAATATATTTTCTAAATTCTCTTTGCTTTCAAACTCATTTGCAATTAATTCTTTTGTTTGGTTAGAAATTCTTTTTTCTTCTCTATCAAAATAAAAATCTGTAAAACTCATTTTTTCTCCTTTTTGTTTTGTTAAAATAATTGTAGTATTACTACACTTAAACTATGCTTAAATAATAGTAGTATTCCTACATTTTTTAAAAATATTTTTTTGGTATAATTTTTTAATGGGAAGATGAAAAATCTAAAAATATTTTTAAATATTTTTAGAAAATTGGAAGGATTAAAATTTGAGAATAATACTAGCTTTATTTATATATATTTACGCCTTTGGGGTTGATGTATGTGAGCGAAGAGATATTGAAATGTCTGCATATATAGAAAAACACGCCGTTGGTTATAAAAACAAAAATTTTAACCTTTCAGAAGAAAAACTATACAAAAAATCTTTTAGTGATTGCTATGATAAAAAGAATAAAGAAGCTTGTTTGTATATTTATAATAATTTTGCTATAGATGAAAATTTTAAAATTGAGAGCAATATATTTAATTTGATTACAATAATGACTTATGTTGGTTTAACTCTTGATATAGACAAAGATAAAAAGTATAAAGAAATTAATCGCTTGATAGCTTTAGATAGTTGGAAAAAAGCGTCAGAATTGATAGATTTTGTTTTGAGTAAAACCAATGATACAAAAACTATAGAGGGGCTAAAATTACTAAAAAAGATGAGTGATTTTGAAATTAATCGGGCTTATGCATGTCCTTTGTATCATAATGATAAATTACAATCTGATAAAATAGATATGCCTTGTGCCTGTAAAAAAAATACTGCACTTTTAATAAAACCAGATACTATAAAACGAGCTTTTTTAAATTTAAAACTTTTATGTGATAAATATAAAGACAGCGTGAGTTGTGGAGTTGTTGGCGGACTTTATGAGAATGGCAAAGGCGTAAGGATAAATTTTAAACAAGCAAAAAAATATTATGGTTTAGCTTGTGATGGTGGTTATCAACTTGGTTGCGATGGATATAAAAGGCTGATGGGGTATTGATTATAAGTGTATAAAATTTATTTTACTAGATATTTTATTTTTGATAGATAAATTTTTTAATATCAGATTACCACAAAGTTCAAAATCTATAATTTCTGTCTTATCAATATCAACATAATGCGTTTTATAAATATACTCTATTTGCTTTCTTATATTCATTTTACATAAACATATATATGCAGGATCCCCATTATACATATATCCAAAATTTGGATAAACAATTTCGCCTGATTTTAAGGAAGGCATAAAATTAATATTATTTTTTCTTAATTTTTTAATATATTTTTCTGATATATCTTCCACAGCAAACGATTGTGTATATTGAAGAGCATCAGACCAATTTTTCTGTATGATATCAAATAGTTCTTGATTACACCATTGTTTATGGGGTAATACGTCTATAAAATATATTGAATCATTATTGTAATACGGTAAAAAACAATACAATAAGTCCCCAGTTCTATCATACTCTTGTTTATTTTTAAGATATTCTCCTAGATGAAAATGATGAATTCCAAAAGAAGAAAACATTTTATCATTATTATTTAATCTTTTACTAAGAAAAGGATTAACATCTTCTCCTTTCTTTAATTTATATTCTATTTTGTTAATTGTTTTCCGTATTTTTTTATTTAGAGTTCGTTCTTTAATCTCTTTTGATATAAATACTTTTCTAGGTTTAGGTGGTATAGAAAAATATATTTCTTTGAGATATTCCGCAAAATAATCTTTTGAATTATAGTTTGATAATTCTTTTTTTAATTTTTTTTCAGCACATTTATTTAGTTGCGCAATAATTTCTTCATAATAAAGATTAAAATTTGCCACAATTAACCTTATATTTTTTTATACTCTCATCTTCAACTTCATGATTTGGTACTTGGTAACATTCTTTAAAATTATCGCCTTTTAAAATCTTAGTGTAAGAGCTTGGAATAGCAATTTGATTTCTTATTCTTTGTGGATTACTATCATAATTAACCAAATTTAAAACTTCAATTTCTCCAAGCTTTAAAGCTACTTGTCTTTCTCTTTTTTCAATCTTGTTCCAAACCCTTTGATTGATTTGTGGATTTTGTGGAGTAATATTACTCATTAAAAAAGTGCTTCTTTGAGCTTGAGTTGTTTTTCTCATTGAAGCATTAGAAATAGTGTGCCCTCTATCATAACTGCTGTTTTTATAATCACTCCATGTGGTGCGGTATTTTTTAGGTATATTTGTATCATCTTCAAAGCGTGGGCGTTTTTTGATTTGTTCGCCTTTTAGATTATCTGCTTCTAGTTTATAAGCTACAGCTTTAGTGCCTTTAAGATTATAATCATAACAATTTAGATAATAAAACTTATCCAAAACTTGTGAGCAGTTTTGCTTAGTAAAATGCTTAGCAAAATCTTCACTTGGTTTGTATTGGCTATAATCAGCTAAGGCTAGAGTTGTCAATAATGATAAGATTATAAGTTTTTTCATTTTATTAAGTTATTATTACTCCTTATTTAATTTATATATTCCATTCACTTTTGTTATCGAATAGGTTGTTTGCTTATTAGTTGAATCTAATATCATAATTCTATTTTTTATTATATTATTTTCTAGTTGTCTTATTTTAATACTATTTTTATTTATTGCATTAATTTTAGAATTTACAACACAACAATATTTTTTATTAATTTTATAATTTTCTTCTCTTTCAAAATGGTTAGCACTGGATAGGATTTGTTGATAAGCTGTTACTAGATCTTTTCCTTTAGGTTCAACATAAATAGCAATTTTTTTATTGTTTTCAATTAACATAAAATCACATTTTTTATTTTTATCATTTTTATTAAAATAACCATCATCCAATTTTATTTTATATATAAATGCTTCACAAGAAATTAATAAAACAAATCTGCTTTGTTTTTCTTCGCAAACTATAGTTTGTTTATTTGTATAAGGTCCTTCATAATTTCCTTTAAATTTATTTTTTATATTATCAGTCAAATTCATTTTCTAAGTTAAGCAAACTAATGTAATCTTGCGAAATGTCTTCCGCTGTTTTATCTATATATTCAGTATTAATGCAATATTCTTTCTTATCAAGAATTGTCATTGCTTTACCTTCTTCTAGCTTATAAATTTCTATTTCTTCAATATCAAGATATAACAACTCCTTTGGAATAATATCTTCAACTTTTCCCATAGTAAATAAATTTAACTCTTTATGTTTTTTCACTCCTAATAATATATTTGATAAGCAATAAAGTATAAAAGGACTATGTGTAGATATAATAAAATTTAATTTATTGCATTCTTTTGGATTGACTTTAGGTTGCAAAAAAGATTTTAAAATAAAATATAAAATTTTTTGTTGATCTTGTGGAAATAAACTTAATTCTGGCTCTTCAATAAAAATACTCGTTTGAAAATCTTTTGTTATATTATCTAATTCACTTTTACTAATTCTTGATAAATGATTCTTAAAATTATTTTTCCTTTCTTGTAAAGTTTGCTGCGTTAAATAAGAAATAATGGCTTCAATTATAGAAGTAGATTTTATGCCAGATGAAGCACTATTATAGTTAATTGCATAATCATCTGTTTTTAATATAAACTCATTTGAAACTCGATTTTGTTTTTTTAATAGCTCCATTTCAAATATTTCTAATTTAAATGAGTTTTTATGAAATTTTAGACTTCTTATAAAATATTCCATTGTGTTATTTAAAATATCAGATAAACGAAGCGTATGGTCTATATTATAATTAAGAATTTCTGGTATCATATATCGTAAATCTGAAATAAAAGATTGCTCCATTAATGTTTTACATTTAGAATATGGAGCTTTTATTTTATTATTTTTAATTTTAATAAAAATATTATCACAATGATATGTTATTTCGGTTTCATTATTTAAAAAAACTTCAATTTCAAAGTTTTTAAATATATTACGAAAACCTTCTTCATTTAAATCAAATTCCAATAAATCAAATTCCAAAATTTTATTTTTATCAAATATATCTAGTTTCTCTTCTATATTTGTAAAAGATATAAAAGTAATTAAAGTATTTAAACAATGAATTAACTTCATTAAAGCACTTTTACCTGTTCCACTCTTACCTATTAAAATAGTAAGTGGTTTAACTTTTATATCAATATATTTTATAGGTCCAAAATTTTTAACTTCAATTTTTCTACACATTATCCTGTTTTATAATAATCTTTGTTTGTTTATAATTTTATTTTCTTTGTATTATACAAGTTTATTATATTGTTACTTAAATTTTATTAATAATAAAAATAATTATCCCACCACTTCTATAAAATTTTTAAAGGTTTCAACAGCCATTTTTGATACTACAGCACCTAAGATCTCACATTGTTCGAATTCGCTATTATCTACTTTTTTATCCTCGTATTTTTTGTTTTCAGAAACTAAAAAAATATAATCTGCAAAAGGTTCTTTTTTAATTTTTTTGCAAAATAAATCATCATTTTTTCTAAAAATAACAATATCTGCATTTGAAATAGTCTCAAGTGAATTTTTACTTCTATCTATAATAATAAAATCTCCATTAGATAAAATAGGTTCCATGCTATCGCCATTAATTTTTATAATATCATAACTCTTCTTTATGGGTATATCTAAAATTTCTTTTAGAAAATTTTCATCAACGGAAACAATTTTTACTTCTTCGCTTTGAGATGATGTTCCAAGTCCTGCACTTGCATAAATATCTGGAAAATATCTGAAATTTATTTGATTATCATCTTGTAAAAAAGATTTTATACTATCATTTACTGGAGCAAGTTTACTAACTGGTACTTCTAAAACTTTTGCCATAGTTATAATATTTTTGTAATCTTCAGGTTGATTGTTTTCACCTCTATACCAATAAGTTATTCCATCTAAAGTGATTTCATATCCATTTTCTGAAAGCATCTGTGCAAATTTTGCTCTGCTTATTTTTTTTTCTTTTAAAATTTGTGATAAATATTCTTTATCAAGCTTATAAAATGTTTTATTTTTTTCCATTTTTTATCCACCTTATTAATTGTAGTAATTATACATCGACTATTTAAAAAAATATATGTAGTATATTTACATATTTTTTAAACTTAATTTTATAGTAGTTATGCTACATTTTTAAAAATATTTTTAGGAATTGTAAGAATATGAATAGAAAAAAATTAAAAAAAATACTACTTGATTATTATAGTAAAGATGGTGTTGGAAGTATTTTGAGCTCTAGAATAGGAATTAAAGTTCAAATAGCTGGGGAACTTTGGGAAAAACATCAAATACCTCCAAATATTTGGGGTAAAAATAATAGGAATAAATTGCTTAAATTTTTAGGAGAAAGCGAAAGGATAGAGAATGAAAGTGATTAAAATCAACTCTTCTTTTATCAGACCACATACAATTAAAAGTTTTAGTGTTTATGCTGAGCAAGAATTTATTGTTCTTAAAATTTTTAATGGAGTGAATTATATACAGGATTTTGAAATATTTAAAAGCAAAGAGTTGGATTATCATTATACTTTTGGAGTAAAACAAAATTCAAAAACAGTTATGATATTAGATGAAATAGATAACTTAATGCAAAAACTCGCAGTAAATACCAGCCTTGAGGTTAAAAGGCTTTTATCAAAAAGAAAGGGTTCTATTTTTAAAAATGGAACAATATTTTTAGATTATGAATTATTTAATTTTTTAGCGAAAAGCGAAGAAAAAAATAATATAGAACTACTTGTAAAAGAATATCGCAAAGAGCAAAGAAAAATAGGATTTTTTAAAAGGTTTTTTTTATGAAATTAGTTTTTTTGATTTACATAGCATCGATACTTGATGATATTAATAGAGCATTCTTTACTGCAGGCATTTTGAGTCTTGCTTGTGGTATTTTTGCAATTATTCTCTACTATATTTGCAAATTTGAAAGCAATGAAAAATTTGTAAATATAGCAAAAAAAGGAATGAAAATTTTTATTCCTATTAGCATAATAACAGGATCTACTGCAATTCTTATTCCGAGTAAAGAAACCGCTTATTTGATGGCTGGTGCTTATATAGGTGAAAAAGCTGTTAAAAGCGAATTTGTAAACAATAGATTAGAAAAAATCATAGAAATTATAGATTTAAATTTGGATAAGCAAATTAAAGAATTACAAGGATTTAAAAAATGATACCAAGTTTTATAGCAAGTTTTGATGTGGCTTTGGGGCGTAAAAGCCTAAGAGAGAGAAAAGGCTATTTAAAATTATCAAATACTATAGCTTACGGCGGTCTTAGCGTTGATGCTTTAGTATTATATATTCAATTGGCAAAGCTCAGTGAAAAAACGATTATAAGTGAAATCTATCTAAGAGAGTTTATAAAAGTTAAAAATAATCAAAGAATTAGTTTAAATAGACTAAGAATTGCTAAAAAAGAATTAATTGAACTCAGACTTTTAGAAATTAAAAAGGTTAGAAATGGATCTTTAAATTTTTATGAATGGATTTTAAAAGATGAAAATTATCAAGTTAAAAAGCATTTTAACAAATCTTTATCTTTGCTTAAAAACAGTGATGAAAAGCTAAGCAAAACTCTTAAAAATAACACTTTATCAATCGACAGAAAATTAACTACTGAAAACGAAAAAAAAGAGAATTTGCATTATATAGAAACACACACGCACGCACGTGATAATAAATTTATAAATAATATAAATATCAATAATAATAAATTTATAAAAAAAGAGAATTTAGAAAATTTAAAAAATAATCAAGAAAAGAAAGAACGCGTTTCTAATCAAAACGCCTCTTTTGTGACGAGCTTTATTGATTTTAGCAAAAAGGAGTTAGAGAAAATGGCAAAAAAAGAGTTTAAAGCCCCAAATGCAAATGAACTCATGAGACAAATAATAGCTTTTAATGAGAAAAATGGCACAAGTTTTGGAGAAGAGTTGGCTAACGATTTTATAGGCTATTGGGATGCTCGTGAATGGAAGAGAAATGGAAAAAGAATGTCAAGTGTGGCAGGAAGTCTTTATACTTGGCTTAAATACGCTAAAGAAAATGAAGAAAGAAAGAATCAGCGTTTTAGCAGAAAAAAAGAATCTGATCCTAGTGTGGTTGATAGCTTGATGGAATATTACGGAATGAAAAAAGAAAATGAAGTTAATCTCTTAGGATGCTTTTAAGGAGTGAAAATGCAAGAAAAAATACAAATTTTAATAGACTTATTAGAAATTAATAAGGCTCAAGCAACTGACATCGTTGGTAGATATCTAAAAAGCGTTGATGATATCCACTCTTTCTTAGATTTTTATTTCGAAACTTTAGAAAGAGAGAATATCGTAGGGACAACCTATGAGAAATTAAGAAGAGTTTGCAAAAGAGCTGAAATAGAGTTTAAAAAGCGTTTTGAAGACAAAGAAATTTTTTTAGAATGGCTTTGCAATAAATACAAAAATCAAGCCTGTTTTAGAGTTTTTCAAGGAGATTTTAAATACTCATATTTTGCAAATTACGGAAGCAATCAAAAAATTAAAATGAATCAAGAATCGATAGATTCTTTAATTTGTATCAATGCTTTTAAGCAAATCACTTATAAAGATGGTGATTTAATAGCTAATGGAGAATTTAAAGAAGCTTTAGTTGATTTCATGTTCAAAAATCAAGATAGGATAGGAAGAGATTTAGAGTATTCTTTACCAGTGCGAGAAATAGAAAGAGTTTTAACTTTAGATGAAATGAGAGAGCTTGAAAAAGCTGAAGAAAAAAGGCTATTTAATGAGAATAAGAGCAGATTTGAAAAAATTCTTAAAAGCAAAATGGCTTTTAAAAATATAAGATAAATTTAAGAAAGTCTGAAATGGAAAAGTATGTTTTAAAAATTGATTTAAAAAGCAACCCAGTTCCTTATAAAAGAACCACGCAAAGATCTAAATTTGCATGTAAAGATTATCTTAAATATTTAGATTTTAAAAAACTCTTGCAAATGGAGTTTAGAAGACAAAATAATATTAGCTGTTTTCAAGCCTTTGATAAGCAAAAGAAATATGAGTTTTCTTTAAAAATAGGATTTAACAGCAAAAGGCATGGCGATGGGGACAATATCGTAAAATGCGTGTTAGATGCGTTATTTGAAAACGATAAGAATGTTTTAAAAGGCGATTATGAGATTATTAGTTTTAAAAAATCTTTTTTAAACTTAGAAATCAAAGAATTTGATTTTAAAGAAGGGGTGGCTTAATGGCTAGAATGATGACAAATGGCAAAAGTATGACAAAAGAAGAGCTTGTTTCAAAAATAGAGAGTTATTTTAATGAAAGAGTTGTCTTAAAAGAAACTAAGGAGAGTATTATTTTTGCACCTAAAACAAAAGTGGGATTAGCTGTGTATTTAGGAATTACAATGCAAACCTTAGGCGAGTGGGAGAAGGATAAGGATTTCGGAGAAATTGTATCTCAAGCTAAGCAAAAATGTGAAATGGATATTTTAAACCATTCTTTAATCGGTACTTATACTCCTAGCGTTAGTATGTTCTTGCTAAAAAATCAGCATGGCTACGTGGATAAACAAGAAGTAGTTAGCGATAACGTTCAAAAAATTGAAATTATAAGAAGTGAAATCAAATGAAATTAAAAATCGATTTTTCTTACACTCCGGCACAACTTAAAGTTTTTGATGATAAAAATCCACGCTTTATAACTGTAGCAAAGGGCAGAAGACTTGGTTTTACAAGGGGAAGTGCTAAGTTTGTTATCGAAAACTTGCTTTTAGGACAAAATGTTTTATGGATGGATACCATACAAGCAAATTTACAAAATTATTACGAGTTATATTTTACACCTGAGTTAAAAAACTTGCCAAAAGATTTTTACTCATGGAGTGTGCAAGACAAGAAACTAATTATTAATGGAGCAGTGCTTCATATGAGAAGTGCTGAAAGAAGTGAAAATATCGAAGGTTTTGGATATGACCTTGTTATTTTAAACGAAGCAGGAATTATTTTAAAAGGCAGCAAAGGAGAGTATCTTTGGTATAACGCTATAAGACCTATGTTGCTTGATAACCCTAAATCAAGAGCAATTATCGGTGGAGTTCCTAAAGGAAAAAATCTATTTTACGAGCTATGTAGAAAAGAACTCAGCGATAAAAATTGGAAACATTTTCAATTTTCAAGCTATGATAATCCATTTTTAAAAGAAGAGCAAATTAAAGAATTAATTGAAGAAGTAGGCGGAGAAGGTAGTGAAGTTGTCAAGCAAGAAATTTATGGCGAGTTTATAGATAGCTCGAGTGCTGAATTATTTTCTCTAAGTGAAATTGAAAATGCGATGAGCAAGAACTCTTTTAGTATTGAAAAAATGCAAGGCGAGAATATTTGGGGGCTTGATGTAGCAAGATATGGAGATGATAAGAGTGCTTTAGCAAAAAGAAAAGGTTTTGTAATTTATGAGATTAAAAAATACTCACAACTTGGAACTATAGAATTAGCAAACAAAATACTAGCCGAATACAATCAAAGCGAAGATAAACCAAAAGGTATTTTTATAGATACTTGTGGTCTTGGCGTTGGCGTATATGATGTCTTGTTAAATTATGGTTTGCCTGTATTTGAGGCAAATTCTGCAAATTCTGCAACCAGTAATGAATACTTAAATAAAAGAGCGCAAATGTATTTTACATTTGCTAAAAACTTAAAACACATGGAGCTTGTTAAAGATGAAGAATTAAAAAAAGATATGAGAATGATTGAATATGAATATAGCGACAAGGGGCTTTTAAAGATAGTTTCAAAAGAACAATTAAAAAAGAACTATGGCAAAAGTCCTGATGTTAGCGATGCGGTGGCATTAACTTTTTTTGAAAAACTATACAGCAGAAACAATACTAATGAAGATTGGAGTTATGATGGCTGGTGAGTTTTTAATGATCTATGATGCAATTGATGTAAACAAAATAAAAAAGCTTTCAAATTTAAGCGATGAGGCTATAAAGTCAAGTCTTGCAAATGAATTTTTAGAGCTTGTATCAGGGTTTAATAATATTTCTAAAAAGAAATTTAAAAGAGAATTTGCGGAGTTTTTATTTGAAAAAGGAGTGAATGAAAAAGATATTTTAAAAATAACAAATTTAAGCAAAACAACAATATGGAGAATTATGAATGAAAACAAAAAGAACTAATGATGAGAGAGTGTCGTTTTTAACACAACTCATTAGCGAAAGTAAAAGTGGATATGAAAATTACAAATCACACTTTAAAGAGTTGCAAGATGCTTATTTGCTTGAAAATAAGGTAATGCAAAAACTAAGAAAAAGAAATAAATCAAGCATTTACATACCAAAAATAAACGCTAAGGTAAAGTATTTAATCACTAGCTTAAATGATGTGTATTTTAATAGTGAAAGAATGGCAGATATTGAAACTTACATTAATAGCGATGATACGATTATAGAGCTATGGCAGAATGCAATTGATTTTTATAGTGGTAAAATCAATATGTTTAAGATTTTTCAACCGCTTTTCTTAGATGTTTTACTTGTGGGAACAAGTATAGCCAAGGTTACTTGGCATAAAGGAATGCCACGCATTGAAAGAGTAGATATTGATAGTATTTATTTTGATCCAAATGCATTAAATAGCGAGGATGTAGGATATATAGTCAATGAAATTTACCTAACCTATAATCAAATCCATGAAAGACAAAAGCTAGGTTTTTATAAAAAAATTGAAATTAAAAAGCTTTTTGATGAAGATGATGAGTATAAAAAAGTAAAGCTTTATGATATTTATGAAAGAAAAAACGATGATGAGTGGGTGGTTTCTACCTTATTTGAAAATAATTTACTTAGAAATGAAGTTACTTTGCAAGATGGACAGCCTTTTGTCTGGGGTTCAATGCTACCACAACTTAAAAAGATAGATAACGAAAACTATGTAAGTGCTTATGGCGAGCCTATAATGGCTTCTGCTATGCCTTTGCAAGATGAAATTAATATAACTAGAAATCTTTTAATAGATGCAGTAAGAACTCATATCATGCCTAAAATAATGATGCCAAAATCAATGGGAGTAAGCAGAGAAGATATAGAAACCTTAGGAAAACCAATATATACAGACGATCCAAAGGGTGTACAAATATTACCACCACCAAATGTAAATAGTGCGGGAATGAATTTACAGCTTTTAGAAAGCGAACTCACAGAAGTTACAGGAGTTAGTCCACAAAACAATGGAGCTCAAACTGCACAAAATGAAACAGCAACAGAAATTAGCATAAAAGCACAAGAAGGTGGAAGAAGAAGTGCTGACTACATAAGACAGTATAACGAAACTTTTATAGAGCCTTTATTTGATAGATTTGCAATGCTTGTTTTTAAGTATGGAGAAGATAGTTTTTTTAATGGTTTTCAAAGAGAGGATATACCTAGTTTTAGATTTAAAATTCAAACCGGCACAGGTGCCATGAATAAAGAAATTAGACGCGCAGGAATTCAAGCTAGTATGCAAGTTTTTTCACAATTATATCAAATGTATATGAGCATAGGCGATGCAAATTCTGCTTATGGGATTATAAATGCTAGCAAAGAACTTACTAAAGAATTATTACCAATTTTAGGTGTAAAGAATGTAAATAGTTTATTTGCTTTTGAAAATAATGAAGATATTAATCCACAAATGCAAGGAGAAGCTAATGCTTAATATTGAAATTAAAAGTGATATATCTAAAACTAAAGGAGGAAAGAAATTAATAGATTTTATCAAAGCAAAATATAGTGAATGTTTTTATATAGCAAAAAATAATGATGAGAAAGAGTTAAGGTTAAAAGCTTTAGATACTATGGCTTTTTTAGACATAATAATCAATAAAATAAAGGATGAAGAAGATGGAAAATGATGCTTTAAAAGATTTAATAAATGTCATAACAGATGATGATAAAGGACAAGTTGCTAATAATGGCGATGAACCTACGCAAGTAGCAGATAATGAACCTATGCAGGTTGCTAATGAGAACGAGCCTGATTATAAGGCGATGTTTGAAGCTTATAAAAGTGAAAATGACAACAAATTAAATGTTTTAATGGGTGAGCTTGAAGCTTTAAAAAATCCAAAAAAAGAGCCAAGCGAACAAGAATTACAAAGAGAGCAGTATTTAAAAGAATTAGGACTTGATGGACTTGATGAGAAATTAAAAAGGCTTGAAGAGCTTGATAAAAAGCAAAAAGACAAAGAAGAACAAGATGCACTAATCGCTAAATACGCACAAGTAGAAAGCGAGTTAAGAAAAGCCTATCCTGATGCGGATTTAAAGGCTATGGCAGAACTTGCAACAAAATTAAATGGTTTAGGCGAAGGGAATATTGACAGCTGGAAAACCTTACTTAATTTGGTCGGAAAATCAAATAATGCTAAAAAAGCTGAAGATTTATCAAGTGCAAATAATAATGTAAGAACTAGTGATTTTAACGATAAGTTAAAAAAAGGCGAAGTTAGCGAGATAGATCTCGGTAAAGAATTATTAAGTTTGGTATAAAGGAGAAATCATGGATTTTATAACAGCTTTAAAAGGTGGTACAGGACTAGGTTCTAGCTTTGCAGATACTTTGATGAAAACAAGCAATTTTACTCCAAATTTAGCAAGTAGCAGTGGTGGTTTTTTAAATGGATTAAAAAATTCTTTTAGTAATTTTGGAGATTGGTTATTTAAAAGTTCTGATGCAAATAAAGTAACTAATTTTGATAGATTAGGAAATGTTTTAGGCGGTGCTGGTGCTTTATATGGTGCTTATAATCAGCAAAAGATGGCGCAAAAGAATTATGAGCTACAAAAAGATGCTTATAACTTCAATAAATATCTAGCTAATGAAGAATTAAATAGAAGAAAGAATATGGAAAATAAACTTCAAAATGTTTGGAGCAATTAAATAGATTTGGATTTAAGGAAGCCAAAGGGAAATTATAGCTCCCCTTAAAAAAAGGGAAATCAAGTATTAATAAGCCTTGACTATAATTATACAAAGTAGTATAATTATAACTATAATTTTGGTTAGCAATTTAATCACCTCCCAACTGGGCGGTAAATTAACGCTAAAGGGTGGCGACCCTTTGGCGTTCCACCCTTTTAAAATTATACACAAACTTCCTTAAATCCTTTATTTTAAAAGAAAGAATAAAGGAAATAAAATGGCATTTTATAACCCACAAAGAGTAGTATTTAATCCTGATACGGGCGTTATACAAAACGCAGGAAAAGTCGGTGGTGTCTTATATGACATCATGAGTAAAAGTTTTGATGATAAAGTTAAAGCTAATGAGTTTCAGCAAGAGCAAGATTTAAGAAAGCAACAAATGGAATTTAATCAGGCTATGCAAAATAATCAGCTTTTGCAAAATGAGAGAAACTTTGATTATCAAAAAGAAAGAGCAAATATAGCAGATCAGCAATGGCAAATGAATTATAATCAAAGAGCTAGACAATATGCCATGCAAAATGCTTTAAGACAGCAAGCAATAAATGCCAATAAGGCTTATAAGGATTTAAATTATCAAAAAGGATTATTAGAACTACAAAAATTACAAAATGAGATAAATACAAAACAAAAAGAGCAAGATTTATTAAATGGAGTTTTTAGTAATAGTCAAGGTTTTGATAGTCAAAACAATGCAAATTTACAAAACAATACAAGATATAAAGCAGACGCTCAGTTTTTAGATTTAGCAAGTAATCAAGGTAAAACATATGATACAACCCATGGTTTTTGGAATGGAGCTATAGAGCGTGGTTTTGGTGGATGGGGAAGTCAAAGCACAGATTTAAATGATGCAAGTGATTTATTCTTAAAAAGAATGCAAAGTGATTTATTAAGGGGTGGTAAAAACGCTAAATGGAATTTAGAGAATATACAAGCCAATTTCCCTATTAATGGTTATACTATGGAAGCAAATAATCAAAGGGTAGCTCAAGCATTAGCAGGAGAATGGTTAGCAGAAGCTCCAAACTCTTTTAAAATGGAATTAGCAGAAAGACTAGGAAACGCAAAAACAAATATTGAGAAACAAAGTGCTATAGAAGATTATAAAAATAATATGGATTTTTATAACAATTATGCTCCAAAGGTAAAAGCTTTTTATTGGGATGAAAAATACTCAAAACCTAGTAAAAATGCAGTAATTATAGATAATTCAACAAGTAATCAAAATATACAAAACGATTTAGCCAAAAATACATTAGAAGTGCAAAATCAAAATACACCAAAATTACATAGCGTTAGTTTTAATGGAATTAATGCTCAAATATCAGAGCCTGATGCTAATGGTAATGTAATATTAGTTAATCAAGCAGGTAGAAAAATGCAAGTTAGCGTAGAAGAATTAAAAAAACAAGGATTAATATAATGAATATAAGAGAATTTTTATTAGAAAAACCACAAGAAAATAACATTATTTCATTTTTGCAAGATGGAGCAAGTCAAAGTGAAAATCAAAATACAAGTGAATATTTATCAAATTTAAAAAATGAAGTAATAAATGATTTTTATAAAAATAAAGATAAATATGATAAAGAATATGAAAAATATAATTTCAAAGACCAAAATTTAACAAATCCTATGGGCAATATTAGTGAATATAAAAGGGATTTATATGATTATAATAAAAATCCATCCATGAATGCTGATGATTTAAGTAATTATATTTTAGATAAGCAATCTAAATTTAATGCCTCTAAACCTATTTTTGCTGATGATAATGAAGTAGTAAGAAAAAGTAATCAGTTTATGAGAGATTTAGGCGATGAGTTGCAAAAATCAGGGCGTGGAAGATTATTGCAAGATGATGATGGATCTTATTGGGTGCAAGATAATAACGGAAATTATTCTAAAGTGCAAGGTAGCACAATGGGTGATTTATATCGTGGATTAAGAGATAATGGTGCTAGTATGGCTTTAGGAACAGCAGGTGCCATTAGCGGTACAATGCTAGGTGGCGGAGTTGGTATGGTTGCAGGTGGTGCATTAGGTGCATCTTTAGGGGCAGGATATGATTACTACGGAAATACAAAAGATACAAATCAAGATATGAATTTAAAAGAAGCTCTTATGCTTATGGGCGAAAATGCAGGACTTTCTTTAATAGGAGATGCAGCTTTTGCAGGAGTTGCCAAAGGAGCAAGAGCTTTAAAAAATACCTATAATATGGCAAAAACAGGAGCACAAGCCGGTAAAGATATGATAGATGGCATGGCAGTAAAAGGTGGTAATTTAGGTAATAGGGTTATAGATAAAATCACCCAAAAAGATATCCCTATGATAGGAAAATTTACAGATGGTGGCTTACAAAATGCAGAAACAATTTTTAATAATCTTACAAAAAATGTAGAGAATAAAAAACAAATAGATGAACTTATAGCAAAAGAAAATCCAACATACCTAGAAAATGGAAAACCTACAATAGAAATATTAAAAAACATTGTCGAGCAAGGGCTTAATAAAAATAATCCACAATTTATACAAGATAGTGCTAAAAGGACAAGTGCTATTTTAAAAAATATTTCTAATAGTTTACAAGGAGTTCCTACTACACAAAGAAGAGAAGTATTATTAAAAGCAGCACAAGCTTATCCAGAAATAGGAAGTTTTTTGGATGATGTTTTAAAGGCTGATAAGGATGCTAGTATTTCTTTTTTAAATATGATTAAAGGACAAGATGAAGTATTTAAAAACAAAACAGGTTTAAATGGTGAGTTTGATTATAAGGCTTGGCAAAAAGATAATCACGCTTATGAGAATAGAATAAACCAAGAGTATGGAAGTGCTATAAGTAAATTAGATGAGCTTAATAATGGAAACATAGTATTAACTAGTGAAGATTTAGCAAAGCTTGAAAATTTTAAAAATAATAATTTTTTAGAGCAAGATGTAAAAAATAACATACAAAGCTATTTAGATGAAATAAAAGGAAAAGAAGTAAGTGCGGAGCAAATCTTTGGATTAAGAACAGCTATAAATAAGCAATTAAACACAGGAAATAAAACATATAATACAAAACAAGCTTATGGAATAGTAAAAGAAATTTTAGATGATGCGTTGATAAGAAATGCTAGTGACAAGGTATTAGCAAAAGAAATACTAGATAATGCAAATAAAAATTTTGCTTTAAAGGAAAATTTTAAAGAAAGTTATTTAGGCATGATGAAGCCTCAAGAAACAAAAGAAGGGCTTACCGATAGATTGGTTAAAGGGCTTAGAAATATAAATGAAGATAAGAATTTAGAAAATGCTTTTAAAGGAATGAATGAACAAGAAAGATTGGCTAATGAAACTCATGTGATGAATTCTTTATTAGAAAAACATAGGATTGAAGGCGTGGGGTATGATTTTAAATCCTTAGCAAAAGATTTAGAAGACGTCAATTTTTCAAGTAAAAAAATAAAAGATGCTAAAGATGTTATTAATACATATGCTTTGATATATAATAATAATAGAGATTTGATAATGACAGCCTTAGCAAGTAGTGGAAAAAAGACAAACTCTTCAATGGCTACAACAATACAGGGTGTTTTTGATAGAATATTAATAAGTGGTATTTTTGCTAGATTACACGCTTTAGCTCCTTTTGTGAAAAGTGCCAAAGAACAAGCATTAAGAAATCAAATACTAGATGCTATAAAACTTGCTAAAACCAATAAAGAAGTTATATCTAATCTTAAAAACATAAAAATAGCAGATCAAGAACAAAGTAGAATTTTTAAAGATGCTTTGGATAATTATATTAAAGTAGATAAAGAACAAAATAAAATATTAAAAGATGCACTAATAAAAGAAGGTGTTATCAAAGGCGACAACTTCTTCATGGATAAAGCTGATCCGAGCAAAGCAAAGAGTGATTTAAATGTAAAAATAAGCGTTTCTCCAAATGTTAGAAATTTAGCAAAACTTACAAATGATGAGATTATAGCCGACTTAGAATATTTAGCCAATAAACATAAAGAGATGTTTAAAAAGCCTAGTGATGTGTTTAAACTTATAAAAGAAATTAAAGTAAATCCTACATTTTTTTATAAAAATAATAGAATAGATATAGCTTTAATAGCAAAAAGATTAAATGATAATAAATTAGGAAAACTTGGTGTAAATAAAAATACTGGAGAAGTTAGACATATAACAAAAGTTAAAGAAAAAGATTTAGCGAGACTTGAAAAAGTTAGCAAGAAAAACACTAAAGAAAATGTTGGCATTATCCAAACTTTCATCCAACCAGGTAGCAAAAATGAAAATTCATTGAATGGGCTACCAAATATCTCTAATTCTACCCAAACTAAGCCTAAAACAAACTTAATGGATGATATAAAAAAGAATATTAAGGCAAAAGAAGTAAAGAAAAAGAATAAAAAAAGCGTAAAACAAAGTCTTGATGAAAAAATACAAAATGATAAAAAGGCTAGTGAAGATATTCTAAAAAGATATGATAATTTTCTAAAAGAGAATAAAGATTATAATTTTGATTTTTTAGATAATATGAATTTAAATACTGTTGAATACAACTTAACTAGACAGATGATAATCAATGCCAAAGAAAGCACAAATAAAGGTGTAAAAAAAGATATTCCAAGTGCTTTAAGGGGTAAAATAGAAAAAGAATTAAACATACAACCTTTAAAAGAATTTGGCGAAAATTATGCAGAATATTATCACGATGGAAAAGGTGCTTTACAAAAACTACTCATTGAAAAACAAGGACAGGTAGCAGGTGCTTTTCATAGAAAAGATTTAGGGGATATTGATTTGGTTTGGGGAGAGGTAACAGATAAGATAAAACATAAAGGTTATGGTTTAGCTCATATTATCGATAAGCATCCTGAGTTGGACTTGAAATTAATTAGCGATATTGTCGATAAGGGGAAATTAAATAACCAAAACAACATAAGATATAGAATAGAATATAAAAATTATATTATAGGTTTAAGCAGTGAATATAAAGGAAATAAAAGAACTTTTATAATTACAGCTTTTGAAAGATACAAAGGATAAAAACAACACTTTCACCGATTGTTTTTTTTGCGGTTAGCTCGGACAATTTACTAACCAACCTTTTATCAATTATAGCATAAATTCATGTAATTATTTTTTAAAATATAAAAGATAATTGGAAGGGAGATAATAGGATTGTGACTGCATATGAAAAGATTTAAGAGAAAAAGCCAGAAGGTAGTTCTCTCTTGCTTTTACAAAGGTCGAGATTCTACCCTTAAGTTCTTAATCAAAATTCTAATAAACAAAACTAAAAACAAAAATAAATTAGTTTTAATTTGTCTTGTTTTTAAAAATATCTAATTTATTTCAAAACACACTATATTTGAAATAGTCATTTTTGGAAAAATCCTTAAAACTAAACTAAGGAGAATTCAAAAATGGCTTTACCTTCAATGGGACATACCTCACCCGCAACGGAAAATGTTAAATTAAAACAATCAATATACGAAACGATTATTAAAATCGGAGCTACTGAAACACCAATTTTAAATAAAATAGGTACTTCAAAGGTTACAAATCCTTTAACTCATAGTTGGATTACTGATACTTTTGAAGAACCAAAAAAGAATGCAAATTTAGAGTTAAGTAAATTTGTAGGTGAAACAAAAAACACAGCTCAAAAAACTACAAATGCTACTCAAATATTCATTACCGAAGCCATGGTATCAAAAGCTTTATTAAAAGCAAATCAATATGGTGGTAATGAAATGGAGTATCAAATAGGCAAAAAAACCAAAGAACATAAAATGGATATGGAATATGCTTTATTTGGTCTAGGCAGAGATAGTGATGTAAAAAAATCAGTTTTCAAAGATTATGTTCAAGCACAAGAAGCAACAAGTGGAGAAATGGCTGGACTTTTTCATTATATCGCTAAAGGAAAAGATAGCTTTGCTGATGGAAAGCGTGGAAATGTATTAGCTTTTGATGAAACAGGAGATTGGAGCGGAACTGCAACAGAACTAACAGAAGATAAACTTAATCAAATTTTGCAAACCATTTGGAATAGCGGAGTTACGCCTAAAGATGTCTTTTTAGGAGCTGACTTAAAAGGAGCTATTAACAAATTTGCTACAAGAATTTTAGGCAATGAAACAAAACTAGCAGGACAAGTAGTAAGCCTTGAAACAGATTTTGGAACGGTAAATTTCCATATGCATAGATTATTAAGCCCTAAATATGGTTTGGGTGATGTTTTAATTGCTGGAGATTTTGAGTATATGAAACATGGGCTTTATATTCCTACTATGATTGAAGATGTTCCAACTGATATTACTGCAAAAGCAAAAAGATTTTATACGCAAAGCACTTTAGAAGTAAGAAATGCTGATGCTTTTGCTATAGGAGTGGGATTAACTAGTGGAAATAATGCAAAGGCTAAAGCGGTTTTAAAAGCAGCAAAAGGTGCATAATGCTTTGTGCTACAGCTAAAAAACTCATTATCGCTAAAGTTAAAAATTCTTACAAAATGATAGAAGATGATGAAGTTTTGAAAGCCTATTTTATGGAAGCATTTTATTATATTTTATCAAAATGTGTTCCTAGCGTTCTTTTAAAAAATGTAGAGCAAGGCGAAAAAGTTTTTAGGCAAGTTAGGAATAATCATTTTTTGATTATTCCTGATGAGCCTGATTTTGACAATGAAAAAGAACATTTAATGATAGATGAAACACTTAGTTTTGCTGTGATTAATTATGTTTGTTATTTGATTACAAGATGCGAAGAAAAAGACTTTCTGGCATTATGTGACAAGATAATTTATGAGTATATAGCTAATGATGGCAAGGAGCTTGATGATGAAAGAACATGGTTGTAATTGTAATTTCGCAAAAAAATTTAATAGAGCTTTGAGTTATAAAGACTATGTGCAAAGTATAAATAGTGCTGATTTTATAGCTTATTTAGATGATAAAAAATGGCTTTTAGCCATGGATGATCTGCTTTTCTTTTGTGAAAAGAGAATTAAAGATAGTGATTATTATGAAGGTTAAAAATGGGAACAAGCTTAAATGAATTAAAAACAGGTAGAGAAAAACTTGAAATCATAAATCAAGTTTTAGCTAGAATAAACAGCATTTCAGAAGCAATAGACAATACAAGACTTGATGAAGTTGTAGGCTTAAAACAAGCTTGCGAATCTTTAAAAAATGAATGTTTAAAATTTAAAAATGATATTGTAGATAAAAATGATGATATTTTAAGCAAATATGATGATATTAATAAAAAATATTCAAATATAAGTGAAAAATACAACAATGTAAATGCAAAATTTGATTATATTAAAGAAGCGTATGAAGATTTTTCTTTAAATAAACAAGAAATACAAAACATTAAAGATTTTTTAGAAAATAATACAGAAGAGTTTGAGAATTTAAAAAAAGATATACAGAAATATGAAGAAATAAAATTTAATTTAGATAATTATATTAATGAAATTAAACAAAATAAAGATTTTGTAAAAGAATATTTTGATTTGAACACAAAAATTAAAGATGAAATTTTAAGTGAACTTAATCATGCTTTAGAAATTGTAGATAGCTTACATTTAAATGTTGATGAATTAAAAGAAATAAAACCTGAATTAATAAGTATTAAAAAAGAAGTAAAAGATTTAGCAAATGAAGCAAAATTAGTAGTAAGTGAAGCAAGCGAAATTATAAAAAATAAAATTAACACTATATTCTTTGAAAACCAAAGATTAAATCAAGAAATGATAGATAGTGTTAAAAAGCTAGAAGAAATTAAATTTGATATTGGAGTTAAATATAAAGAAATAGCTAGTGCATATGAACTACTTTTAGAAAGCAAGCAAAATATAGAAGATTTAAGAGAAGTTATAGCTTTATATAAAGAATTTGAAAATGATATAACATCTTATTCCCAAATTATAAAAGATTTTAAAAGTAAAATAGAAAATTTAGAACGAGATTTAAAATCACAGTCTGAAAGTATCTACTCTTCTTTAAATGATAAACAAAATGAAATATTAAAAAAATTAAATGAAGTAAAAAATGAAGCTTTAGTTAAATTTGATGAACTTACAGCAAAATGTGAAGGGTATAAAATACATTTTGAGCAAAGTTATGATAGGTTTAATCAAAGAGCTTTGATAGCTAATGAAGATTTAGGTAGGTTAGCTGAAGTTGCTAAAAAAGAACTAGGTAATGATAAGTTAATTTATGAAACAGAATTAAAAGTTTTAGCTGAAGAAACAATAAAACAAATGGAAGAAATGCTCAAAGGTTTAAGTGATGAAAGAAATGAAGTCACAGAGGTTTTTGAAACTCAAAAGAAAGAATTTACTACTCTTGTAGATACTTCTAAAGTTATGATTGACAACTTAAATCATATTTTTAATGCGAATTATCAAGCAAAGAAAAATGAGTTTAGTATTATTTTTAATGAAAAATTGCATAGTTTAAACGAGAATAAGCAAGATTTTTTAAATGAGCTTGTGAGCGCAAAAGAAAACGGACTCAATAAAATAAATGAAACAAAAGAGCAAAGCCTTAATGAAATAATCCAAACAAAAGAACAAGGACTTAATGAGCTTGAAACTAAAAAAGGTGAGTGCATAGATGAGATTGACAATCAAGCAAGAATCTATGATATAAGTGGTGTTAAGGCTAATGTTGAATATCTTCTTTCTTTGCTTAATGAGAAAGATGATGGTAAAGATGATGGAATTAAAGATGAAATTGCAAATATAGAGCAAGGTATAAAAGATAAAGAACAAGAGCTTGAAGAGATAAAAAAGCAAATTGAAGAAGCTTTAAACAATAATGATGAATTAAAGCAAAAAAATGAGGAATTAAAGGAAATTAAAAATCAAATCGATGAGGCTTTAAGTCAAGAACCACCTGCTGATACAAGCGAACTTGAAGAGAGAAAAGAAGAACTTGAAAATCAAATTGCTGAGCTTGAACAAGAGATTGCTGGTGAATTAATTAACAAAAAAGAGGAAATTGAAAAAGAACTTGAAGAAGCTAATCAAAACTTAGAGGACAAAAACAATGAGTTAGAGCAAAATGAAAAAGATAAAAAGCTAATTACACAAAAAGTATTAGATATAACTATTAAAACTTTAGAAGCACTTATAGATACAAAAGTAAGTTTAAATGGCGATGAAGAGATAAATGGAAATAAAACTTTTGCTAATCCTATTTTAGTAAAAGTAGATCCAACTAATGATAACCATTTAACAAATAAAATCTATGTAGATACCACTTTAAAAACAAAAGCAAATTTAAATGGAGATAATATATTTAATGGCACAAATACTTTTAATCAGGCATTAACTTCTCCAACCAATCCAACAAATGATAATCACTTAACTAGAAAATGGTATGTAGATTATGGTGGTGGAATTAAAAATCTTGGCACAACTGGCAGTATAAATCTAGATTTAAGACAAGCTCAACATTTTATTTTAACAGCAAATGCAGGAACAAGCATAGGAATAGCTAATTTTGGAGGAGTAGGAAAAAGCGGAACAATAACTATAAATAATTGTCAAAATGTAGTAGCTTTTAATGCCCCTTTTAAATTTAGAATAGCTCAAAGTGGATTTAGTGGCACTGAAACTTTTGCTTATTTTTGCATAGATTCGAATAATGTAAGATTAGTAAGGACTTAAAATGAACTGCCTCCTTCTTTCTAATAATGGCATAGCACTAAATTTACCTCCATCTTTAGGAGGCTCGGTTGCAAATTATAATTATATGTTAAAGCTAGACATGATTTATAAACAAGCAGTGGTATTGCCATCAAATATTAATAATAAAGAAGTGGTTATGTTAGGCGAAGTTTGGACGACTGGAAATATGTCTAATAAAACTTCTGCAAATACTTTGCATATCACATGGAACAATTTTAACTCTAGTGTAGAATTGCATGCTTTAAGTAAATATTACACTGCCAATGCAAAAATCAAAGTAGAGAAAAAATTCAATTTTGGAAATATAAACAACTTGCAAATAATGCTAAGTTCTTGGCAAAGCGGTAGTGCAAATGCAAGTGCTGGTTGGAACTTAAATGATGGGGATAGATTAAACCCAAGAGCAAATTTAACATTATACTGGAATTAAGAAAGGGTAAATATGTTTTATGATTTAAAAAATAAAAGTTTAAAATATGATGATATTTTTTTAAAAGATGTAAAAATACAAAACGAAGAAGGTGAAATTGATGCACAAGATACTTATTTTTTAAGTGCTTGCGATGATAAGCTTTTAAAAGAGCTTGGTTTTGCTAAAGTTAAAGAAGAAGAAATTCCAAGTTTTAATGAAAAAATTGAAGAACTTCGCCAAATTCAAACTTATGATGAAGAAAATAATCTTTATATTATTTCTTATGAGATTAAAGAAAAAGCATTAGAAGAGTTAAAAGAATTAAAATTAGAAGAACTAAAAGCTATAAAAGAAGAAAAGCTTTTGTTTATGCCTTTTAAAAATACTATATTTCAAATTGACACGGAAGCAAAAATTAATATTAGCGGAAAAGTTAGCGAGATAATGTTAGCAAATCTCAATAATACTCCTTTGGAAAATATTGCTTGGATTGATAAAGATAATAAAATCATTACATTTAACAAAGAAGAATTTTTAGAATTTGGGGTTGGTATCGCTAAATATACTGAAAGTATTATTTTTAAAAATGATGAACTAAGAAATAAAGTGAAAAATGCCACATCTTTAGAAGAATTAAATTTAATTGCATGGGAGAGTGAAAAATGAGTACTGAAAATATAATAAAAGAAGGTGCTATACTCGGTTCTTTAAGTGGATCTGCATTATTAGGATTGATGGTTTTTGTCTTAGCTGGGATTGCATGGCATTTATATAAAACTTTACATAAAGAAGCTGGGGAAAGAACAAAAGAACTTATAAGTGAAACCAAAAATACTAATGTTCTTATTAGAGAACAAATTGCAGTATCCAGAGCAAGTAGCGATAGTTTGGTTAAATTTATAGAAACACATTGCTCAAAAACCAATGACAAGCTAGAAGCTATAGAAACAGATCTTATGAGAATGGATGAAAGGCTTGTTAAGCTTACTCAAATAAGAAATGATGAATTAAGAAGTATTTTTAAAAAAAAGGAAAACAATGACTAAAACAGAATTAAAAAGGGTTTGTGTAAAGCCATACGATAAGGACAGGTTTGAAGTGATACAAGATTATGAGTTTATTTTACCAAATTACAAAGGCATTGTACCACAAGGTTTTAAAACTGATGGAGCGAGTATTCCACGTATTTTTTGGAGTATTTATCCACCTTTTAAAAGTGAGTATTTTAGCGCTTGTGTTGTCCATGACTATTTGTGTATAAATGCAAAATCAAGAGATGATTATAGGCTAGCTGATCTTGTTTTAAAAGAAGCAATGCAAGCTTTAGAAATAAATAAATTTAAGATTTTTGTTTTTTATTGCTCTTGTAATTTATTTCATCAGATCAAATGTTTAATAAAGGGGATAAGATGAGTTTAGAACAGGTTATAAATACTCAAAATGAAAGTTTAAATCAAATTATAAGTAGTTTACAAGAATTAGTTTTAAGTTATAAAAATGGTAATTTGAGTTTAGAAGATGTTAAAAAATTAATTAACGAAACTATTGAAAATATATCAAATGATTATATAAAAGAAAGCGAGCTAAAAGAAAAACTAGAAGCTTTACTAGAAGAGCTTGACATCAATGCAAATATCAATGAAGAGAGTTTAAAAGAAGTTGTATTAAAAGTTGTTTTAGAAAATCAAGAAAGTTTAAAAGGTGATAAAGGAGATCCTTTTACTTATGAAGATTTTACAGAAGAACAGCTTGAAAATTTAAAAGGGCAAGATGGAGCTAAAGGAGCTGATGGTAAAAGTGCTTATGAACTTTGGCTTGAAAATGAAGAAAACACGGGAAAAAGTCAAGATGAATTTTTAGCAAGTTTAAAAGGTGATAAAGGCGAAGATGGTGATAAAATTAGCGATGAAAAATTAAGGCAAACCTTAGAAGAAGTTTCTAAACCCTTGCTTGAAGAAAGTTTTCATCAAGTAGGAAATACCATAAATAACACTTTAAGTATTGTTTCAAATGCTTTAGAAAAAAATGCTTTGCTTTGCAATATCACAAACACACCTCCACCAGAACAAACACAAACAAATAATGGTTATAAAAAAGGATTTATTTGGATAGACAATTCAAAAACTCCAAACGATATTTATGTAAGTGATTTTACCTCGTGGATTAAAGTAGAGCTTAGCAAAGAACCAGAAGTAAATAGACTTAGATTAACAGTACAAACAGCCTTACGAGGTGGATCTGTTTGCTTAAGTGATGTTAGATTAATAAAGGAAAATAAAACTGCTATTTATGCTAAAAATATTCAAATAGACAAAGAAAATAAATCAGCCATAGGCTTATATGATATAGATGGAAAAGAATATGAAGTAAGAATAAGTTCTACAATCAATGCTGACTATGGTGATTACGATTTAATTACGGGTGGTTATATTTGTGGAACAAACTTAGCGGTTTTAACACCTTATGAATACATTTTAGATTTTGATAAACCTTTACCAAAAAATATCATCGGTATTGCTGCAAGACCAACAGGTTATTCTCAAAATTTTTCAAGTTATTTAAATATTGAAGCCTATGTTTCTTCTATAGGAAAACCTTTATTTAGCTTAAATTTTACAAATTCATATTATAGCGATGCAATAGCAAGAGATTATACTTTAAATATTAGAGATGGAAGTGAGATAACTTTAAATTAAAAAAGGAGAAAAAATGAAAATAACAATTAATAGAAGATACACAGGTAAAACTTGCGTTATTGGGAAATTTAAGGTTTTAGATGATGAAGAAAAAATTCTTTTTGAATGCTTTTCTTTGGAAAGAAAAGAAGAAGGACTTGAAAGTGGTAAAAATTTAAGAATTCCTGCTGGAGTTTATGATTTGAAACGACATATTGATTCTAGTTTTAACGATAAAGGAAAAAAAGAAGTTGCAGGAGTTATTGTATTAAAAGAAGATGATAGCGTTTTAAATATCTATAATAACGATGTGCCTTTTGAAAGACATATTTTAATCCATTGGGGAAACAATTATAAAGATACAAAAGGATGTATTTTACTTGGGCTTACCAAAGATAACAATAATGAAAGCGTCGGTCAAAGTAGGCAGGCTTGTAAAGAATTTTATGATTTGGTGTATGGTAAAAATCTTGAAGACATTAAATTAGAAATAACAAATGAGTTAGCATGAGTTCTATATTTTCATATATCCTAGGAGATAAAAAACTTTATATTGCTTTAGTACTTATGACAATTTTAGCAGGGTATTTTTATCTAAGACTTGATAGCACTCAAGCAAAATTAGAAAAAAGTCAAAGTGATTTAGCTTTGGCTTTAAAAATAAATGAAAATAATCAAGAAAAATTAAAAGAATTAAATCAAATTCATAAAACAGAATTAAAGGCTTTAAATGAAGCAAACAATCAAAAAAATCAAGTACAAGAAAGGGTGCAATATGTTAAAGAATACATTTATAAAAGCAATGAAAATAATATTACCAAGCTTTTTAACGATGTCGTTGATAGGTTGTGGGATGCAAACTCAACAAGTAGTAACCAAAATAGAAATTCAAAAAGTAAGAATTCCGCAAGAACTACTAACATTAAGCCCCCTTGAAAAGCCAAAGGCAAAAAATGAACTAGATATTTTAAATGCTTATTCTATGCTTTTTTACAAATACAAACAGTGTGAAATTCAGATAAGCAAAATAAAGGAGCTAAATAATGAGTAATACAAATGTTGATTACAACAAAAGACTTGAAGCATTTAAAGAAATTTATCCGCAAATTTTAGAAATGAGTTTAGCAGAAAAATCTCCATTTGGAGAATTTAAAAAGCTTTTAGAACAATTTGGAAACGATAATGTTATAAGAAATGACCAACAATTTCAAAGCTTGGCACAAGCGTTGGTAAGTGTTGGACAAACCATAGTGGCTCAAAGTCAAAATACAGCTTTATCCATGATTTTACAAGGCGATGAAAACGAGCTTAACGCTGAAAAAGCTTTACTTTTAAGAGCTCAAACAGAAACAGAAAAAGCAAAACCTGCATTAATAGCTAGACAAACTTCACAGATAGATGATAATTTAAGAATAGAAGCTGCAAAAGTTACACAGAGTGTTCAATTTGGATATTGTACCGGTGGTCTTGATATACCACAAGAAATTATGAAGCTTGTTAAAGAAAAGATAGAAAATATAGAAAAGTCTTCATAATGCTTATAGATGAAAAAAGGCTTATGAGAAATTATACTCTTAAGCCTGCTTATCCATCAAACATAGGAGAATTGGATACACAAGAAGTATATAAACAATGGTTTACCTATGCTATGATAGGGGTAAATAAATATGTTGAGCTTTTACATAAACAACTTGTAAGAAAAGGTAGAAGTCAAATTCAAAATATAAACCATCCGCTATTTAAAAATTCGTATATAGTGAAAAAATATAACATTAAAAGTTCTAGCACTGCACCTTATAATAAGGAAAACTATAATGATTTAGGACTTAACCAATTTTTCGTAGGGCAAGATCCATACAAACCTTATCAGGGAGATCCTAGTAGTGAAAATGGAATATATCATGATATTTGCGAAATAAGAACTAATTATAATTTAGGAAGTATGCAGTATTATTATGGTTTTCCAAATAATTTAGCTCTTTTATTTGAAAAAGAAAAAGCTTGGAAATATAATGGAAAAGGATTTTTTTATATTGATGAAGAAATAAATTTCAAAGATATATTAAATAAGGCATTGGAAAATATAAATTATGAAATACTTACAAATGATATAGAAGTAGTTATTTTTTCTCAAACCATCCAAAAAAATAATGAATGGATATATCCTAGTATTGATGATATTAAAATACCAGAAATTAAAGTAGAAAATGTTGAATTTAAACCAACTTTTGGAAAACCTTATAAAAAATTATGCATTGATGTTGAAAAATTTTATAATGATTTTAAAGAATTAAATAAAAATATATTTAGAATCGAAAAAGTAGAAATAACCTATAATGTATATGAGAAAGCACAAAAAACTAGAGAGAGTGATCCAAGTAAAATATATTATACTTTAACAAGCAAAAAGATATCTTTTTTTGAAGTATTTAACTCAATAAAAGAAAATTATAAATGCAAATATGCAACTCCTTTATGTTTTTATAATGGGTTTAATTTAGTTTGTTATGAAGAGCCTTATGTTGCTTATTCTTACCTCAATAATCAAAGCTTTGGAAAAAAAGATACAAGTGTTACGCCAAGCGTATATCCGTTATATAGAAAAAGTTCAAATTTACCTTATGGGCGTAGAGATAGATGGTTTGCATTATGGGATAGTTTTTATTATCTTTATGTATACGAAAAATCAAGCAAAGGAATTTTAAGCTTTTTGGCACCTATTGTTACTATTATTTTGGCTGTAGCTACTTGGTGGATTGGCGGACAAGGTGCATGGCTAGGAACATTGATAGGAGTGAGTGAGAATGTAGCTGCGGGTATCACACTAGGAATTAGCTTAGGTTTAGCCGTGGGTTCACTTACTGGAAATAAATTATTTTCAATTCTTAATGCTGTTTGGGGTTTGGTTAATTTTTTAGGTGCTTGGGGTGCTAATAATTGGAATTTAGCTGCAGATTTTACAAAAAATACAGCACAAGCAGCACAAGAAATGACAACTTTTGAATCAACTTTAAATATTGTTGGAAATTTACTAAGCGGAGCTAGTAAGATTTTTGATGTTGTTCAAAGCATTACAGCAGAAACTCCTGATATGATAAATGAGCAAAGCGATGATTCTGATAATGAAGGTGGAAATGGAAGTGAAGCTGAAGAATTAGCAAAAGATGCAATTAATCCAACTTTATGGTATAATTTTGAAACTGCAGATATATTAAATGAAAAAATAGAAAAGAAAGAAAAACCTATTTTTATATTTTAA